GCATTGTAAGGTCTTTGCGCTGCTTCCATACGTGCTTTACGCATTAAGCCTGAGGTTTTTTGAATTGGGGCAACTTGAACTTGAGTGTTCAGGCTTTCCCTAATGTCTGGCATACTGTACATTATTATTAATCCTAGAAAAAAGTTAGCCCAAAAGAAGGTTTGCAGCGAGTTGGAACTTAGCAGCGGTATCTGCAGCCTTTTCAGATTTAGCAAGTGCATCAGCCTCTTTATCTGCCATCAACAAACTAAGAGCACGGTTAGCTTCACCTTCAGATACAGTCAAAGCGGCACTCATGATGTCACGCTCTCTTTGCCAAATCTGATCAATGGTTGTTTGTGTCATCCCGTTAGCAACCTTAGCTGCGGTCATGTTAGCTTCGTTCTGTGCAGCAGTGTCCAGTGTAGCAATATTCTGTCGCCATTGAGCATTAGCCTGAGCGATGACAAGAGAGTTACTTGCGTTAAACTGATCTCTCAGGTTCTTTAGTTGAGTGTTGAACTTCTCTGCAGCATTGGTCTCACCAGCATTAAACTGACGAATAGCATTGATCTGCTCAGCGTTATACCTAGATACTGTAGTTTTTAACTCTGAAAAGAATTGATTGGTCTGGTTTTCACTAGCAGCATTAAACTGTTTTGCAGCATTCTCAGCAGCTTGATCAGACAAAAGAGCATTTGCACGTGTTTGTGTTTTAAAGATCAGAGTCTGTTGTTCGTTGTTGAGGTTCTGCATCTCAAACTGTGCGACAGTAGCAGCATCCCGTTCAGCAATGCTTATAGCAGACTCCATAGCGGCCTGTACAACAGCTTGACCAGCCATAGAGGAGGCACCTAGCCCACGAGCCTGCATGACGCTCATAGCCCGTCTCATAGCTCCTGAGGCCCAAGGTGGTGTCCCATCCTTCTCGAAGTCATCCATAAGGATTTCAAGTTGACCTTTAACAGTCCCCTCTGCAGACACCTCACCCTTAGCTGCTTCAAGGTTGTCTAGTTCTTCTTTAGCCTTGTCAGAAATAAGAGTTGCATCAATAACAGCAGCGTCAGTCTCTTTAGGTTCTTCTACCTTAGCAACTTCTTCTACTTTTGTTACCTGAGCATCAGGACGGTCTTGAACCTGACCAGTACCTTCTTGAAGGAGGGTCTCTGGGGTCTCTGGAATCTTGGCAACCTCAGCCTGCGTGACGACAGACATAGGATCAGTGATAGAAGACTCCATAAGCTCTTTAGTTACAGGTTCAACAAACTGTTGTGCAAGAGTGTTCTTACGGTTAAGTTCTTCAAGTGCTTTCTGAGTTGTCTCTACCTGAGTCTTTAGTGCCTCATCTTCTGGAGCAGCTTCAAGTGCTTTCTGAGCTTCACTAAGGTCAACCGTAGTTGTTTTAATTTGATCTTGAGTTTGAGAGACAAAAGCATTAGGGTCAGCCTTAATCTGTTCGGCAAGAGTAGTAGGTTGGTCTGGAGTAGTTGTAGCTGTAGTCTCTACGGTACCACCCTCAGCCATAGCTTGAGTTTGCATAGGCTTACCTGCCAATCTCTGTTGAGCAATTTGAGTATATTCACCCATCTTACTAGCAGCAGAAGGAGAGGCAGCAAGGAATTTATCCATAGACGCCTTATCCAATGGACCCTTGTAACCTTGCTTGACTAGCAGCATGTATTGTTGTTGAGGAGTAAACCCTGCAAACTTCTTCATCTGTTCTTATCCTTAAGGCTTAGTAGGCCAGTTGATATCTGTAGGGAACCCATCTTGGTCTGGCACATCACGCAAAGCCTGCCGATAGGTGGCCCATGCCGCTTGGTCTACAGGTGCGTCTGCTACTTGTGTCCAGTCGGACTGTGTGAGCAGGGTGTTGCGCTTGGTGCGGGCTTCGGCTGCTAGTAGGTCAGCCTCGCTTGGTGGTGCGGGAGGTTGGTACGCAACGACTTCACCAAACTCACCGGATAGTGCGCGGGCATGATCTGTCGTATCTGGGTCAAGGTAAACAGAAGAACCGTCAGGCCGATCAACAACAATACCGCCAATTTCGTTCATTACTTTAGGGCTTAGATACGTCATACTGAAACGTCCTCAATTCCAATGGTGAATAAGGGCCAGATTGGGTCTCCCGTAGTTTGGAAACGTATTAGCTGCACTTGGCTTTGATTGATGTTATCATCAGAGTGCCTGTGCTGAATTGCAATGTCGTCACCAATAGAAACAGAAATATCAAGACTTCTACTCACAAAAGAAGTTGATGAAGTTGACCAACTTTGCGCCAGAACGTCATTTTTGTATACCTCAACAATAGACGAACCAGTAAATCCGCCACGGGATTGCTCAAGTGTCAACCTAACCGATCCGCTCTGGAAAATACCAACTTTTACTAGCTGGGCAAATGTGTCTTCTTCCCTAGATGATAAGCTATCCTTGCTTAACTTCACATCAGTGCCAGCCGCTATAGTTCCAAGAGCCGCAAACCCTATTGTCTGTGAATCAAACCCCTGCGCCAACCTCTGACCTGACACTAAACCGAACACCGTGGACGTGTCGTCTTCTGCTTGGACTTGAGTCAACTCATTGTCTGGAGCCTTAGCATCAAGCTGGGTTTGAATGTTTGAAGTTACACCGTCTGTGTAGTTTAGTTCAGTTACGGTAGCAGTAATCCCATCAAGGGTATTTAACTCAGCAGCAGTGGCAGTAAGACCTAGGTTAGTCAGAGCACTAGCAGCAGTAGAAGCACCTGTACCACCATCAGCAACAGCAAGGTCAGTGATACCTGTGATAGAACCACCAGTAATAGACACAGAGTCAGAGTCTTGAGTAGCAATAGAGCCAAGTCCAAGAGTAGCTCTTGCAGTAGTTGCATCAGCGTCATCAACCAAAGTAGCACCGTAGGTACTGATAGTCGTGTTAGCAGGAAGACTAAGAGTCTTAATGTCAGCGTCTACTTCACTGTCCATCAAAGCACCAGCAGCAGTTACGTTAGCTGTGTCAGTCACATCTGCTAGGGCTTCAATACCAGCAAGCTTTGTTTCCTCTGCTGTCGTGTAACTTGCAGTGGTGTTATCAAGGATTGTTGACCAAGCTTGTACATCAGAACCAATAGCGACACCTAGTGCAGTACGTGCAGCAGAGTCACTGGTAGCCCCTGTACCACCCTGAGCAATAGGTAAGGCATTGGTTAGTACAAGGTCGTCTAGGTAGCCTGTAGACCACCTCAGTGTCGTTGTACCAAGCTCATAGGCAGAGTCTGTCTTAGGTGCAATAGAACCAGAACCCACAACAACATCCTGAGCGGGGCCTACGACAGTAATAGGTGCACCTTCAGCTGTAGACCCATCATGGGTATGACCAGTAGAAGCACTAAAGGCCCCTGCAACAGCATCAAATTCATTATCTAGGTCATCTGCATCCACAACAGAACCGTTGGCAATGTTATTGGAGACATCTTGACGTACGTATCCAGCCATCTAATTACTTTCTCTCGTTAGTTCTAAACTCTAAAACAGCAGTGTCTAAGCTGAAAGAGGGGTTAGTTGTTTTATCTTCAATACGGAAAGAGACAGTCTTACCACTACCGATTACATTTGTGTTGTAGACATTGTCCAAAGGAGCACCATACACAGCTGTACCATAAAGGGTGTTAGGGGCACCGTAGATAAAGACACCTGCACTGGTACTTCCAAGACTAATTGTGTTAGCCAGACCCCCTGTGTAGTTGTCCACCTTAAACAAGTCAAAGTCTAGGTTTAGGTCAACAGCAAAGGTACCTGCAGTCTCAACATACAAAGACATCTTGTAGAATGTTTTACGTACTTGAGGGTCGTTGATTGGCATGAAAGGAGACTTATAAATCGCCTCAATAATACTGCCATCTCTACTACTGCCTGTCTCTGCTCTATAGACATAACCATCATCATTAGCAAAGACTGTAAGCTCTTGACCGGGGACATAACGACCGTCAGACACATAGACCTTAAAACCACTTGTGGTAGCCCAGTTAATCTGAGAAGCACCTTGGTCAGAAAACTTAGTGCCAATAATACCCTTAGCTACGTCAGTGCCAACAGAAGGGCTGTAAGCAAACACCCTGTACTGAGCTTTCTCTCTTAACACATAACTAGAAAAAGTCTGAGTGCTGTTAATAAAAGCTAGGGCATCTTTATTAATTGGAGCAGAAGCAACCTCAAGACCAAAGTCACCAATCCGTTCAGTTGCACTAAGAAGTCTAAGACCATCAGCGGCCATGAACATAACATCACCACCAACCTCTTGAATAGTCTCACCGTGTAGGCAACCAATATCTTCTGCAATAGGTACAAGCTGGAAGTCTGCAACACTGCTACCAACAAGTCTTTGGATTTTATTACGACTAAAAATAATCAGCTGATCTCTAAAGACAATAAGACCTGTGATAGTATGTCCTACATTAACTACTCCAGCACCATTAGCAGGGGTAAAGTCAGTTTCATCGTAAGGGGCAGAGAAGTGTAGGTTAGCTCCATTAGCTAGGAAGATAGCCTTCTTGTAAGAAGACACATGAGCAGAACCAGTGAGATCAGAGGGCAGTGTTGGGAATGTGAGAGTGTTTGTCGTGTCATTAAGTACAGCAGGAGAGTTAACCCCATCTACAAAGACAATCTTATGGTTTCCATCAAAGTTAAAGTCTACCGCCTTAATGCGACCACCAAGCAAAGCTGCTGAACCCAAGGAAGACCAAGTGGCACCAGAGTTAATAAAGTACTCCGATACGTTACTGGCATTCTCTCTTACTGCAACTACCTCACCTGCATTAACGACCTTAACACCAAGCATAGGTCCTGAACCAGCTACTTGACCTGCAATATACTTTTCATACCCGAGTACTTTTTTATAACCACCCTCTTTAGATGGCTCAAAGTTCTGAAGAAAAGTTGCTGATCCCACCATATTGGTACCCTGCTGGAGAGGGTTCATGTTAGAGATAAGACCACCTCTAAACTCAACAGGAAAGGTTTGCCATTGTGAAGGCATTAAAAGGACCTTACAGTAGAACGAAGATATTCATAACGGTTTACGTAGATGCTTCTGAGAGACTTGAGACCCTCTTTAAACTTCATATTGCTAAGTTGAGCACTTTCATTGTCCCCACGGAATGCATGAGCATGTACCATAGCACCGTCAATGATAACATAACGAAACTCTTCTGGGACACTTGGCACATCTGAGTGGAGTTCTAGTGGTTGTGGGTTAGTATAATACTCAAAAGCAATCGTGTAGGCTTTGTCTGGAGAAGGCACAACACCATACTCTAGAGAAGGGGTACGAAATACATACTCAGGGATAGTGTTGATTCCCTCGCTGTTATTGTACTCGTAGTCTAAATACTTGTCAAGATACTCTTCATAAGAAATAAGCTTTAGTCTTTTTGTGTCGTTACCAAGAGTATCATCACGTTTGATCCTAAAGGAGTCCATGTCCAAGGTTTTAGTGTCGCTTTGGATATCATACCGGACTTGACCTACAACAGCAGTATCTTCTTGGGTAACGTGGTTAAAGGGCCACTCAAAGTGCTCTTGGTTAACATCCCTAAGAGAAGAGTTAACTGCATCCTTAGCGGTGGCATAAAAGCCTACAGAGGTAGCAAAATTAGCTTGAGTTAGTTCCACCTCATTGAGGCGACGGTTAACGTCATTCACTAGACCTAAAAAGTTGTAATCAGCCATCTCTACCTCAAATAAAAAGAGACTACCCCCGTAAGGATAGCCTCAGAGTTTCTAGCTTAAGCCAGTGTGTCGCGGTCTACTTCGGCAGGGCCACGAGTTGCTTGATTTACGTCTACGACAATAGCCCAAACACGAGCAGTTGAACCCGCAGTTGTACCACTGATAACCGTAACAGCGTCAATGGTGTCAGCAGCAGTAATACCCAGAGTCTGTGAACCAAAGGCAAAGTCACCTGCAGCACCATCATCTACACTAGTAGCAGCCATGAATGTAGTTGTGTCATCAGCAACAGCAACAGTGAAAGTAGTAACGTCTTCTACCGCGTCGATCAGTTCAACACCAGCAGCAAGGACAAGAGTACCAGCACCAACAGCAGGGCCTTCGACCGTACCAGATGCAGTACCCAGATTGATCGTCTTTTCAACCATATAGGCTTTAGACGTCAGGGAAGTTGAGAGAGCCATATTAAGATTCCTTCCTATGAGTTATGGCAGCTTAGGGTACCCCCGAAGGGATACCCAATGTAAACCTACTTATCAGGCAAGGTTATATTTAGCTGTTACGAGAGCTTCTGGACGCAGAATCTTACGACCGTACAGGTGCATACCACGTACAATGTCAGCAAAGGAGTCTGGGTCACGGTAAGTCTCGGTCTTGTTGATTTGCTCAGCGGTTGCAACAGCAGAATCATGACCACCAACAATAACACCGAAGTTAGCGTTCTGGTTAGCCGTACCAGTTGTAGCAGCGCCAGTACCAACTTGTGGAGTGTTGTTGGATACGTATACCCGGAAACCATTCCAGTTGTTGATGACCAGACCATTACGAAGGGCACCGGAATCACCGTAGTCAGAGTTCAAGAAGCGCGAGTCTTCATCCTGCAAAACTTCCATCATGACTGGGTCAATGACAATCCAGCGACCTGCTTTATCAACGTTCTGTTGGTCCAAAAGACGGCCCATACGGTTGATCAGCATGACTGGAGAGACATAAGCTGTTGGAAGAGCAGTAGCACCGGGCAAACGTGCAGCAACAGGGATCGAGTGGTTCCCAGCAGAAGCAGTTGTGATGTTACCGAAGTCACCCTTTTTAAGCTTCATGGAACCCAAGAGTTCGTCAGAGCCAGCGGTGTCTACAGCTTTAGTGCCATTGACTTGGTCGTTAACTGTGTCAGCGTTTGCATGAAGAGCAGTCTGCTTGTAGCCCGACAGGTAACCCAGAACTTCTTGGTCGTACTGATCAGCCAGACGGTAGGCAGCACGGTTAGTTGCGAGGTCCATGAAGTTTACATGCGAGTGCTTCTCTTCGATGTCATCTACCTTAAATGCAAAGTAGTTAGACTTGTCAATAACCAGCGAGAAATCTTCATCGTCGAGGTCTTGAGCGTTAACCTGAGTACCACGAGCATAAGGGCTTACTGTGATTTCTGGCTCTTTGATGATCTTTACAGAGTCACCTTGGGCAGAGATTTCACCGAAGTAATCAGAGTTAGTAATGTCACCAGCAATAGTGGACTTACGGAATGCGAGTTGAACTTTCTTGGAATAAATTACCGAAGAGAAGTTACCGTTTGGCAGGTTGTTGTGGCCTGCAGCGGATTGGAAAGCCATGAGAAATCCTCCTGTGATATGTTTTGGCTTTATAATGAGCTAAACATGGTTCAAAGAGGCTAAACGTCTTTAGGGTGCAAAAGTATCTCAGGTCGGCCAACCTTTGAAACCTTGGGCCTATGCGCTCAGGTAGTTCTTATCTTGTTTAAGCTTTGGGGGGTTTTAGTCTTTAACCCCGAGGTAGTACTATAATAGCAGGCTCGGGGTTATTGACGTTAGTTATATGTAAAACAGTTTAACTGTCAAGGACTATCTTGCACCACCAGTAACATCATAGATAAAGTTACCAGTACGTTGTGCTTCTAAGATAGCCTCCATATTCTTTTCAAACTCTTTGTCAGACATCTTACTTACTTGAGACTCACGGAACTTCTTAGAGTTCTCATCTGGGTCAATAGCAGAAGGTGCCCCACGTGGAGTTGCTTTTGCAGCTGCCTTAACTTTTTCTTTCTTAGCAGAAGGTGTAAGGCCATTATCTACTTTGTACAAATCGAGTACTCGGATGACAGAAGCAGGATCGTCAGAGTTTTCGTACAGGGCATCTTGGACCCACTTAGGTTGTTCATCTACCCAACCGTGGAATGTGTCTGAGTCTTTCAGTTCATCAAAATCACTGTGAGCTTTACGGATGACATTCTCTGCTTTAACTCGGTCAGCTTCAAACTTCGCCTCATCCAGTTCTTGAAAGCGTTGGTCAGCCTTCTCAAACATCTCTTTAGCTTTCTTTGTCGCAATAGTCTCTACGATAGAAGCTACATCGGGGTACTTAGCTGCCCAATCTTTAAGGTCTTCATCAGACTTTGGTGGGGCTACATTAGGGTCTTTGTCTTCAAGAGCATTAAGTTTATCGTTCCACTCTTTCTCTTTCTTTTGCATATGACGACGGAGATCACCATAACGCTTCTTAAAAGACTTCTCTTCTGCAGAGGTGGGTTCAGGTTCTTCTGGAGTTTCTACTTCTTCTGTAGGGGCCTCCTCTTGAACCTGTTCTTGAACCTCTTCCTCTTCTTCTGGTTTCTCTTCTACTTCTCCACGCATTTGTGCTTCAAGTTCAGCAAGTTCTTTTTCTTCCTGTTCCATCTTAGCTTGTTTACGTGCATGGTTATAACCACGGTCTACGAAAGTTTTATTGTCAGCCATTTTATTTTCCTTATGTTGGGGCCAGCATTATGCTGAGTAGCCTTATTGGTTGCTTTATTACAACAGTTATTATTTTGTCTTTTTCTTTTTAGGTTTTTGTACAAGTCCACCAGTAGCTCGTCCAGTGCCACTATAAGCAGCGGTTGTACCTAAACTACTTGCAGCCCTATCTGCTCTTTCTCTAGCCTCTTTAGCCTTTTCTGCAGATGACTGTCTCTCTTCTGTAACATCTCTACCAGTCCAAGGACGAGCAGTTGGTCTTACACTTGGAGCACTTGGTGCTGCAGACCCTGTAGTTACACGAGAAGAGTAGGTGCTGTCGTCATCGCTGTTACTTCTTTGAGTGTAGTTAACCCCACCAGAAGTTACCTGACGCTCACTGCCACTAGAACTGCCTGTAGGGATAGCTTGTACCGTCTGAGGTGTCATAGCGGCGCTTCTAGCGTAGTTTTCCCCAGTAGCAAAACCAAGAGCTTGACCAATAGTGTTAAGGATTTTGCCAGCCCCACTAAGGTTATCAAGCTCTCTATCCAACTCTTCTCTAAGTTTTTTGTAGTCTTCAGTGCCTTCAAGGTTTTGATCCTCAGCAACACGTAAAGCTGCTCTTGCCCTAGCAACATTTTCAAGCTCAAAACCACCTCCAACACCAGCACCAAGTACCATTCCCGGAGCACCTGCAACAACGGAACCTGCACCACCTAGGCGTTTAGCATTAAGGGTTTCATCACCTCTGATAGATTCCATACCAAAGCTAAGTGGATTTTCCTGTAGCTTTTGTTGGTCCTCTTCACTGAGCTTAAATCCACCAAAGCCCTCTCCATCTTCGCCACCTTGTGCAGTAACAGAAGGGGTACGAGGGCCTCTATCACGATCCCTGTCACCAGAAGTTTGTGTTGGTTCTTCCTGAGCCATAGATGCACGGTTCTCTGGAGTCGCCTCTACAAAACCTTCTGGGATAGGTGTGATAGGCTGTCCGTTGACAAAGAGAATGCTTCTAATCTCACCAGCAGCATTAGTATAGACCTTTGAAATTGTGCCACCTGTTGCTTGTCCTTGGTTCGTACCAAAAGAGAAACCGGGTTGATATTGTTGAGGATTAAAAGTAGAAGCTACAGAACCCCCCTCAGCCATCTCAACAGGTGTATCTTCTACAGTCTGGAGTTCTTCATCTTTAAAAGGTAGATCGTCTTTCATAGGAGAGGGTTCACCGCCAATACGACCATCAGCTTCCATCTTCTCTAGGCCAGCTTTAGCCTTATTCCGGAGTTTCTCAAAGTACTCTACACCAAAGAAACGAACAACATCGGCAGGTACAACATACTCACCTGAGGAAAGTTTAGCATCTACATCATCTCGTACTTCCTCAGCAAGAGAACCTGCAGGGATTTCATTACCACTCACTGGGTCACGGTTCATACCATCATCCTTAATGCCACCCTCGGCCCTCATTGTTTTCATTTCTTCATCCACTGCTAATCCACCTTTATTGTAATTACTAGGCTCACCCCATTGATAGGGTCTAGGCATCCTTGGGTCCTCTGTAGACTCTGGAGAAGTTTTTAATCTCTCCTCAAGAGTCATAGACATTCTGTCCGCAGCATTCCTTGCCTCTACCTCACCTCTTTTTCTTTCATAGGTGCGAAAGAGTACTGAGGTATCAGGTGAACCTCCGGGAGGGGGTAGGTCAGGGAGACTTGGCGCTGGTGTTGGTATAAAGTACTCTAGAATGTCAGAGCTACCCCCCGGTTTAAAAACTACAGGGTTTACATTTAGTGTCTCTTCTAAAATGTCCGCATCTTGGTCACCTGCAAGCGAGTTAGCCTTTTTTAAAAGACCAGAAACACGTCCAGAAAGGTAGTCAAAATGATCTGGGTTAGCTGAGTCCAGAGTTTCTAAAATGTTTTCAACTTCCTCTACATCAGAAATCAGGTTTAGCTGTACTGGAAGTTCAGAATCTCTACCCCGCAACCTTCTAGAGACCCTTTGCAACATCCGAGGTTCCCTAAGCAAAAAGTCGTTTCTTGCAGCAAAAGATTCGTAAAAACTTTTTAGTCTTTGGAGAGGCTCAACTAAGTTTTCATTTTTTCTGTAGTTAGCTAAGTCTTGGTTATACTCCGCCCAAGCTTGAGTGTTTTCTGGGGAGTCTATTTCCCCTCTAGCAAAAGCCAACACATCTCTGTTTTCCGGAGAAGTGCCTTGTGCAAAACCCTCTCTTGCTTGTATAAGATGTTGAATTTCGTGTATTAAGGTTTTTTTAAACTCTTCTGGAGGTTTTTGCAAAAAGTCAGAGTTTAAAGCTATAACATTGTTACTGTAGGCAGAGCCACGGTGGCTAGGGTCAAAAGAAGAGTTAAAAACTATTGGAGTATTTTGGATATCTGGATATTGATAAAACAATTCATCTGCTACCATAACATCCCCAAGGGTGCTTATGTTTGAGTTAGTTGGGATTTTAGGGGTAGCTCTAGGGTTAAATTGAACTATAGTAACATTGGAAGGTACGACAGATATATTAGAGTCATCCATTTCAAAACGATATTTACCATCAGCACCCGTAGACTCAGGCGCTTTACGACCACTCTGAGTGTATCCGGGGTCAGTAGCGCCAAGACCTCCAAAGATGTTTACTCTGGTTGGATCATACTCTGGCATAGCATCAAGCACATCACCAGTGGCCATACGGACTCCAGTGGAAGCTTGACTTGCAGTAGGTAGAGGTACACCAGCGTTTACACCAAAGACGTTACCTGCAAATGCCTCAGGAACAGAGCTTACATCACGAGTAAAACGTCTTTCTTGATTTCTATCCATCCCCGGAACAAGCTCAGAAGCAAGCCCCACGGAGTATTTCCAAGCAGCGTCAGAAGCCTCAAGACCTGCAAGACCCATATCGGCTGCATAACCAAGGCCTGTTGTAAAGGTGTTTAGGACTCCACTATCTGCTTCTGGAAATGCACCTGCAGCACCTTCTTCTGTGCCACGAACTTGAAAACGACGTTTAGCTTCCTCCCAAGCATCTTTAGCTGCCCACTCCGCAGTGTCACCAAAACGGTTTTCTTGTACTGGAGCCTCTTCTCCGGGGATGTCATAAGGCATTGGGAGCATTTGGTCCGCAGCCCGTTGATTAGCCTCCTCCATTTGTGCTCGTGTCATACCAAAAGCTTCTAAGGTGTTCTCAGCCATTAACTTTATCCCTTAGTCTTTTTAGTGCGTGAAGAGCATGAAGCTCCCCTTGGGTTCTGTAGATGTCATAAGGTTCTACAGTCTGCTCTAGGCGTTTATGCTTATCTTTAATCCGTTCGTCCAGTTCCCCTAGGAATGCTCCCCAAAGCTCTGGGTTATTCACGAACATCTTTAGCTTGCTACTCACTGCATACCTCCGGTGTTACCAGAGAAGCCTTGTTCACCCGGTGTAGGAGCCGTACCAGTGCCTATCTGACCCCCTCCGCTACCTTGGGTATCCTGAACCTGTACACCCGCTGGAGCACCCCCTGTAGCGCCTGCCTGAGGTACTGCTGGAGCACCTTCTTGAGGCATCTCAGGTTGAGGGTTTGCAGCTTGGAACTGTTTAAGGATTTCAGCCTGAACTGCAGCCTTCTGCATAGAGTTGGTTACTTTGTCTGGGTCAAGGTCCATACTCTTGGCAATCTCACGGATGATATAATCCATCTTAGCAAAAGGAGCGAGGACTGGGTTTTGTACCACACCAAGGAATTGCATAAGCCGCTGACTGCGAACTTCATTAGCCATCAAGCTTTCTGTGCCCTCAGCCTTAACCTCCAAGTCACCTTTAATTTCTTCGTCGTAGTCAAACTGCATATTGAAAGCAAAGAAGGCACGACCCAAAGGAGCTAGGAGATAGTCGTCAATGTTTTTAACTACAGTACGAATAGAGCCGTTAGCAGCGGACATCAGCATAGAGATACCGGAAGCTGTACGACCTACACCAGAGACACCTGTTTGACCGTGAGCAAAGGAGGGGAACCCTGTGGATTCATCTGCAAGCACTCTGGCTTTGTCAAACATTTGCATATTTTCGTTAGACACGTTAGGGAACTTAGTCCCGAAGATAGCCTGACCCGGAGCACCACCTTGACGTCTAAAGACTTTGCCGGGGTAAACAGAAAGGTCTTGACCCGGAGTAAGGTTAGTTTCATCTACTTCCAAGATCAAGTTACCTGACAAAGCAGCGTTATCAACAGCCATACGCATAAAGCCATTCATAAGCAGTTGAGTGTCAGCCATGTTTTCTGCAATACCGATACCAAACATAGAGTAAGGATTAACTTCGTAAGGTACAACGTAGTAAGGAACAATCTTAGGTGTAAAAGGGTTCATAACCAAGCGAAGTACTTGTCCGTTACAAATCCAGATGTTTACAGACAGCTCATCTTCTTTACTGAGGTTTTTAGGGATATCAATGTCATGGTCTTCAAGAACACTCTTATCTACGTTACCCCAAAACTCAAGAACCTCAAACCTTTCAGTGGCCACCTCTTGGTTGTCGTCTTCCATGACCTGCTCCCACCACTCTTTCTGGAAATCTTCTCCCATAGAGACAGCAGTATCGATAGCATTATCACGAAAGAAAGGCCTACGCTTAAGCGCTCGAAGTTGAGACTTAGACATCTTATGGCGTTCAATTACGTATTCTGCTTCTTCCATATTATTGGCGTCTGGATCAGGGTAGAAGTTCCAAAGAGAGACAGAAGTAATTTGAGGTATAGTCTTAACCTTAGGTGCGTAGTCACCCTCATCATTCCAGTTAGGGTATTCCTTGTCTACAGCAAAAGGACCTTTCATGATTCCTGTACCAAACAATGCACATTCAAAGGCTGCTGTACGTAGGTGTTTTTTACCCTTAGACTCTTCAATCTGATCGTGGATTTTCTTTTCCATCTTCTTGGCAGAGATCATAGCAGGCTCAAAAGTAACCTGAGTTGGACCTGTACCGGGACCTGCTTTAAGGTCTTTCTCTACGGGCTGTAGAGCTACTTTAAGTCCACCAAGACGCTCTTTAAGGTCTTGCATTGTCTCCCCCGGAAGGAGAGTGGGCATTGCACCTTCAGCTTCTTTAACCTTTGGGTTAGTCTCTAGGTGTACACTTTCTTCCACCCCATCTGGCAGGGTAGTAGGGTTTACACTAAGGGGGAACTTGTTGTTCCCAAAGAGAACCTCAATGATTTGACCATAAGCAGCAAGAACTTTTGTCTTAGTTACTTTTACAAAAACTTGAGACTTTTCAGTGTCTGTAAACTGCACATCAGGGCCATAGATACCACGATAGTTACGGTAAGACTCTAGCCAACGACGCTCTTCTGTCTCCCTAGCTGTCTCTGCCTTATTAAACCGCTCTTTTACATAAGCTTCAATACGGCCAACCTTGGGGTCAACCAATTGCTCTTCTTTGGCATCTTCAACAGCTTCCATCTCGAAACCGTCTTCACCATTGAAATCTTCTTCTTCCATCAATTAGTATCCCATAATTTTGTCAGCGGGCTGAAACTTACTATTTTGTCCTGTAGGGTCGTAGTCAAAAAGATTACTCTTAGGACGACTCATTAGGCCATATCTAAGGGCGTCATAAAGGTGATCTTCTGATTTTGTGTCTACGTCTTCAGGGTTGTTTTTATCGAGAGGTAGGGCAGGTAGTTGAGAGATAAGGTTACGACAAGTATTAAAGATCACCATCCTAGGTTCTTCTGTGTACTCATCTACCTGAAGTCTCCTGTGTACTTCGTTCTTACCAGCAACACGAGAGCCTCTAGAGCGATCCGCAGGTCTCCAACGACAACCACGCATGATCATCTGTTCTGCCAGTGAAGGTCCTGTATCACCTCGATTGTGCCACAGAGAAGAGTCAAGAACACCGTAGCGCATTTTTTCCCCTGACTCTACTTCAAGGATCATGTCAGCTAAGTCTACTGCCGTAACCCTGTGAGTATACATCTCCCTGTATACAACCAATTGTTCTGTATGGGGTACAACAGCAAACCAAAGCACACCAGAATGAGAACCGTAACCGTAGTCAGCAGCTCTAAACTTTGTCCAGCTAGAGGGGATGTCAAAAGGTTCTACTGTATGTATTGCAGAACTAAACTCAGAAAAGGCAGCACCCTCAGATACGCTCCAGTCACCTTCAAGCAGTTGCCTACGTTGGTGTTCTGGGAGAGAAAGAAGGTTTGCCTCATACATCCCGTCATCAGAAAGGTGCGGGTTATCAAAGAGGGTAGCAGGAATAAACCTACGCTTAAAGAGTGGCTCACCTGCACGACTATGTCCTTTAGGCCAGCAGATAGTTTCCCCTGAGTCAATATCGGTAGCCCAGAAAGATTCATTATAAGGTGCAGGGTCTACGAAAGTTTTTTTAACCCACGAGTGCCCACTACCGCCGGGGTTAGATGTAGCTCTTTGATAAAGGTCTAGACCAGAACCTTTAGCAGTACGTAGACGAGACCTCATATAGTTCCAAGCAAAAGGTGTAGGCCATTGAGTCAGTTCGTCAAAACCAATCCAACAGTTCTTATTGACAAGCCCAGACTCTGTGATATAATTATTAGATAAGTTTACAGTTAAATCATACACACTAGAAAGGGGTTCAGACAATGGCTCAACACGAACAATGCATAATTCCAAAGGAACTTTTAATTCGCGCTGCTCTTCAGTATAGGGGTGGGTATACTTCTCAACGAGGTAACGGTTACATTCGGGAGTACAACCCATTTCATCCAAACGGGGATCGTAGGGGCCTTGTACTTCAGCATCGACTTGTGATGGAGAGACATCTTGATCGGATACTGGACTCGAAAGAAGTGGTTCATCACATTGACAACTGCAAGAGTAATAACAACCTTGAGAACCTTCAACTTTTTGCATCCCAATCTGAACATTTGAAACATCACCACAAGACTGATGGGAACACAAAGAGGTATGACCCTCATTTTGTAGAAAAAGTCCGTCAAGCTGCAGAGGACCCAGAGGTCTCTTTAAAGTCTCTGTATGCAAGCCCTCAGACTGTCCTTGATGTTTGCAAGCTGCACGACATTGAGTGGAAGCATGGCCTTCACTTGACTGAAGAGGAGGTACGAAACGCACTGCAGGGTAGAACAACCCGAGAGGCTGCTGAGATTCTTGGATGTCATCCTCAGACACTCTACAACCGTTTTGACCATCTTCTTGAGAAAAGAAAGGCTCCGGGTTTTCTTGATTCTCAGATTGAAGCTGTTTATAAGAAAGCCACTGAAGAGGGTATCTGTGAAACTGCGAGATACTTTGAGACAAATCGGATAACTGTTGGTAAGGCTTTGAAGAAAGCAAACCTATGGGATGACTATCAGGCTGTATCTGCTCAGATAAAAGGTGGCCGTCAGAGGAAAAAACAGAGACCTTAACACACTTCTTTTTTAGTTTTTCAGATTTCCATAAGATTTGTTGAGGGCCTTCAAGTGTCTGTACAGACTCCCCCACTTGGAGGTCTTCAATCTTTTTTAGGTTGTTGTCACCAACTCGTACTTTAGTACCTTCAGCTACACAAAAAGCCTGACCTTGGTAACGAGAAACATCATCGTCCCTATCTAGGTAAGATAACCAGAGAGTTGCACCAGAAGGAGCCACCCAAGTTTTGTCTCTTTCAAGAAATTTAATACCCGGAATAGCTTTAGGGTAAAGTTGTTTGCTTACTGAGATAAGCTCTCTAAGTTCTTCTGTAGACCTGCGAACAAGCAACATTTTAGCTAGAGGATTATTAAAGTAACGCACTGGGTCAGCCAACATTGCGTAGCTTTTACCACCGCCAGCTGCTCCGCCATAGAGGACTTCTTGCTCACTTGAACTTAGAAAGTCTGTTTGAGGTCCGGGGTTAGGTTGGAAAATAACTTCTTGAGCTTTCTCCACACTAATTGGCACCGGGAGTGACTCAGCTGGAGTCTTTAGGCTCTCTGACTTTTCTACCACCGAGTCTGGCTTCTTCGAGCTTTTTGGCTTTTTCGAGGGCTTCTTTGTACCTTTCGGCAAGGAACCTTTGGTTTGAAGCTTCTGTCTGACGTCGTTCTTCAAGTTTAACCCTATTTCTCAATCCCACGTAAGAGATACTTCTACCACTTTCATGACTTAGCCAATCTGCCACTGCCCTAAGACTGTACTTCTTTAAGTGAGTTTTAGCTTGTTCAAGTAAGTCTAGCTCTTCTTTAATAGGTAAAAGTATATCAGGGTCATCAGGGTCTTGTTTATAACCAAAAGGGATTACCCTACCTACACGTACTACAGGGTGGTAAATGTAGTCCCCATCTAGGTTCTCAGGCTTAGGCAGTTTCCAGTCTTTTTTCATACACCTTTTATACCTTAAAACAAAACTTGTGTCAAGAGTCCTGAGACTTTTTTTCTGGTAAAATAAACAAAGGGCTTTGAGTGCTAACTTCAACTTTGTCTGTAGCCTTAAAACCAGCACGATCAAGGAAGTCTTTAGCTACTGCCATCTTCTCTTTGTTGCCGAGGTCTGTAGGGTTATCCATAATGTCCATCATAGCCCAAACAGCTTTAGGTCCATTCTCAGAGATAAAGTTACGAGTACGGATACTAATTTCTTCACGCAGAGGCTCAACAACCTGAGAAGTAGCTACAGTGTCTGCGTAACCTGCCATCTTCTTTGCTTGGACAAAGCTACCTTTAGCAGGCCCAAACAGTGCCTCAAGAAACATAGTCTGTTTTTCTGTAAGTGCCATTACCTATATTTCCCTGTCTTCTTAGCAATCTTTTTTGGTTGAGAGGAAAACTGCTTACCTGCTTTAGTGTCTTTACGTTTTTTAGCAGAGGTGGCTTTATACTCAGCTTTTGTCAGTGCCTCTCGTGCTTTCTTAGGGAGATACCTTTCCCCTGTAGCTTTAGAGCCTTGAGTAGAAGGTTTACCTGACTTAGTTCCCCACTGTTCTTTGTGCCATTTGTCGAGAGACTTTTGAGGTGCTTTCTTAGCCATTACCATAATACCCTTTAGTTTTTAAATACTTTTTAGCTCTGCCCAAAACTTTTGGGTCGTCTTTCAGTAAACCTAAAGCTCTGTTACAAGTCTTACAGAGGATACCTCTAACCTCACCTGTGGAGTGGTTATGATCAATTGCAGAGTCTTCTGCCTTAATAGGGTCTTCACAAATAGGGCAGGTACCATCTTGATCTTCGTACAAAGACCAAAAGTTTTCAACAGAAATGTTATGTCGGTTACAACGTTTTTTAAGTGTCCAAGGGTCTTTAGCCCTATACTGACGAACTTTATCTGGATTGTTCTTGACCCAAGACTTATGGTCTTTTTTGCGACAATTATTACACCAACTATTTAAGAGGTGTTTTTGAGAGCCTCCCCGTGACCTATAACAACTTAAGTCTCTGACCTCTTTACACTTTGTGCAGGTTTTAGTCACGGTACTTACCGCCTTTAGCTTTATACTCTTTAGCTAGCATCGCAGCTTTTCTGGCCGACCACTGCCCAGCTTTACCACCCTTACTGCCTGCCTTAATCTTATTGAAAAGATTCTTACGCATTGTAGGCTTAGTGTAGTTGCCAGCTTCGTTTACTTTTGATTTTGTCATTTTTTACCCTACCGGAATAAACATTTCTTCTGCAGTGCAAAGGGCATCAACATCAACTGTAGAACCTGTACAAGTGAAGACTAATTGATCTCCGGGTTCAAGTACAATGTAACCATCAGACAGTTGCAAAGACTCTCCAGTCGAAAAGTTTTTACCAGCTACAATATAAAAGTAAGAGTCAGACTCAGCCTTATAGATTTCAAAAGTAATAGTTACGTTACCATTAACATTAACAATATAGACCAGAGGAATCTTTGCACGGCAGTTGGGAGGGCAAGTATAAAAGGTAGTACGAGTTGCACTAACCTCACACTTAACAATAGGTGTCCTTGCCCTCACTTCTTTCATTTCTTAGTGCCTTTTTGAGTAGGTTTCATGGATGCACCACAGTTAGCTTTAACCATGCCGCCTTTAGCGTAGCCACGAGCAGCAGAACCACCGGGACGAGTACGACGAGAGGTTGTAGTGTTACCAGAAGTACCCTCAAGCATTTTTCGAGCCGCGCCACGGTTATTTGGCAAGCCCAGCTCTCTGCGTTGTGCAGGTGACATTCTTGCCCAATCTTCAAGAGTTACATCTTTTAGATTTCTAGGTGTTGCAGGGCTATTGTTAGGCCGTGAAGTTGGACCTGAAGAAGACCTTGAAGTCCGACTTGCACCGGGTGCGTTACGAGGGCGTGAAGTTGGGCCTGAAGAAGTTGTTGAAGTTCTACTTGCACCCGGTGCGTTACGAGGGCGTGAAGTTGGGCCCTTACGAGAGTTATTCTCATCTTCACCGCGTTGAATAGCACGTTGGGCACGAGTTACAACTTCATCCCGAGCACGAGGTCTTTCAGAGGTTCTAGGTGCCTGACGAGTCCCTGTCTCTTCTTTGTAGTTAGTTGAATAGGAGTTACCCTTCCAAGTAAAAGTTTTACCTTTACCTTTTTCTTTTCGAGCAGCAGCAAATGCCTTACCAAAGCTCATATCGTCATATCCAGCCATTATTCAGTTCCTTATAGCCATACCCGTGCAGGGTTGTTAGGTGTTACACCGTGTGTTTCGTTTAGCGCCTCAACAGTGTCCCGCATAGCGTCACCAATCAGCCTGATGTTCACATGCCAACCGTCCAGCGGGGCTTGTTCGGGGTACTCGTTGCCATCGTCGTCGGTCAGCATGTTGCCTGTGGGCCGATAGATCACACC